CTTTGCTTCTCCCGCATGGTTGATACTTGCCGTCTTTCTTCGGTGCTCCAATGTCTACCCATTTCTCCGCTACCCATTTTCTTAAACCACCGTTTGAAAAGTGTGTACGCATTACGAATTCTTTCCGTAAGCTCTTCCTTTGCCTTTAGTGGCCATCTTACAACCTTTAGAACCCATTTTGTATCCGGCTCTACCACCTGTTTTCATTTCTTGAGGTTGTGTAAGTATTATAACTTTATCATCATCTAATTTTATTTGAATATCTTTTGGTAAAAGATCCACATCTAATTTTTTTTCTTTTTTAGTCATGGGGCTTCCTGCTTTAGGTCTATTCATTGATGTTGTTTTTCTTGGATTTGGTCCTGGCATTATACTTGTCCTCCTTTTAGATATCTCATTCTAGTCATGTCCATCATTCCACCACCCATAGCTTTTTTTCTTTTCTTTTTGCCACCTGGTGTAACTTTACCTGAACATACGGCTGAACCGTACATGTTAGCATAGGCCGATGGATACACTTTAAATTTTCGCTTCGCTGCTGCTTTGCCTTTTGCACAAAGTTTTGCCATTATGCTCTTCCGCCTTTTTTAGCATAACCCATTTTGTTTCTTACTTCGATTGGTAATTTAGCAAGACCTTTTTGTTTCTTTTTATCTACAGGTTTTAAATTTTTAGTTTTCGGTCCAAACGTTTCTTTTATCTTTTGAATATTTGTTTTTTTCTTAGCCATATCAGCTCCACCACCGAGTCTTCTACCAATTCTTCCACCGTCAGCTTTTTTAGTTTTTCTTAAAATCTTATCTGTTTTTTGTAATGACTTAGAACCTATTTTTCTAAGTTCTTTTGATAATTTTTTATCGTCGGCTGTTCCTACAACATACTTATCAGTAGTTTTTATAAGTTTATTTATAGTATCTTTGTTTTTTTTTAAATTACCAACATTAGGTGTAGTACCAACAATTGTGTTGATATTTCTTCCTTGATTTTCTCCTAGCGATTTTCCAAATTTAAATAATTTTTCAAATCCTCTATAATATTTATTTGCCATTTTTATTTCCTCCGTTTCTAAAAATCTGTGTACCCTTTATACCATAAATGCTCGCCACGACAAGAATCCATAAATTTGTGAACCATGACGGCAGCTGCGAGAACATCTCGAAGAACAATTTCACCTTGTCCATCGCTCCCGGATCGTCCGATACGACTGCCCAGGCCAAAATTACGACGGGCAAACTTAAAATTATCAAAACCGCCTCGTCTTTCCAGTCCGATTGTCTAGCCTCTAAAAGTTTACCTTGGTAAGCTTCTTTTCCTTCGGCCATACGAGATGCATGCATAAGCTGTGCATCTGACATTGCCATTTTCGTTCTCTGCTTGTTAGCATAAATTTTACTTCCAGCAGAAACGGCTAATTTAATTGCCGATAACCACATAATTTAGTACCAAGTAGCTTCTTTTTTCTTTTCAGCTAGCATTCTTTTAGTACCTCTAACTTTTTCCTTGTCTCCAGTAGGAATATAGTTGAAAGCACCATCAGCTGTAGTCTTAGATCTTGGATCTATCTCTACATTCTGACTTGGAACTGCCATTTGTTTTGCTTTTTTATAGTTCATCATAATATTTACCTTTGTTAACCTATTATACCATTATTAATTGTCAAGAACAGTCATTTCTTTAACTCCAGACTTAGCTAAACTCGTATTAGCACGTAATTCTGCTAATTCTTCGTTTTGATCCATCTTATCTTCAGCTAATTCTCTTGCTTGCATTAATTTTGCTCTATCAAAATCAGCTTTTGTTTGATCTGCTTCTTTTTTTCGTTCATTTTCCATCGCTCTTAGATCAACTTCACGTGCTTTTAGCTTCAATAACGGATCTGCATCAAATTGTGAAGTAATTTTGTTTTCTTCTTTCATAAATTCTTCAGTCATTTCAGCAATCAAGACTGCTTTTCTTGCTTCAATTTGATTTGTAAGCATTTGTAACTGCTGTTGCATTTGTGGATTGTTTACTGACATCTGTTGCATCTGTTGCATGTTAACCATTTGCTCTCTAAACTCTAATTGAACTTGTTCTTGAGCCATAATTGATATGTGTTCAAGTATATTTTTTTGTATTGCAGCCATAACAGCAGGATTATTTCTAACCATGTTAGTTGACATAAAGTTTAAGTGAGCTGTGATGTGTGCTCTGTGATCTTGACCAGGAAAAGCTTGGAAAGGTTTTCCACCTAAAGCATTTATATGTTCTAAACTTGGATCCATCGGTGCTGTTGGCGCTGGTGGTGGTAGAACTGCATCAACATCTTTAACACCAATCGCATTATACATGTTTCTGTATATCTGATACATGTTGTGTAGCTGTGGATTTGATGTTGCAATTTGTAATTGTGTTTGAGCTAAAGTTATTCTTTGACTCATTGAAAATATATTAGGATCAGCAACTGGTATAACATCTACTCTGTTATCAAAGTCAGCTTGCTTAATGTTTCTTGCACCACCTACAACATCATAAGGATATTCTGGTGGTAGATATTGTGAAACTATTTTAGATAATAATTTAAATTCATTCTTCATCGCTGCATAACATCTTTTATGAATCGCACTCATGACTCTTGAACCACGCTCCAATAACGCAACTGTAGTTCCAACAGCAGCACCTTGGTTACCATCACCCACTTGCATATCAGCAATAGCCGCGAACCTTTGACCAGCTGATACAACAACTCCTAATAAGTTTAATAATGTTGGAGAAGGTTCTTTGTATGGTAAAGGAAAGAAAGCATCTCTTAAATTACCACCTGGTGCATCTACATCTTTAAATTCACCTGGTTGTATTGGTGATGCTTCGTCTCTTACTCTAACTCCTCGTTGTTTAAACCCAGCTGGTAAATTTGATAATGTACCTGCATCTAATAATTGACGGAGAGCAGCCGTTGCCGTTCTGCTCAATCCGCCAATCATGTGAATGAGTCCAAAGCCATAAAATCCAAGTCCTGGCAGAAATTTGAAGTGGACGAAATATTGGATTTTAGTTTTCTTTAGATCATCGGGCGCATAGTTTCGTCTAATAGACAAAACTTTTCTACTACCTTCATCGACTGTAACGAGGTAAGGTAATTTTATTCCTGTTGGTTCACCATCAGATCCAACATCTTCGAAACCTTCTAAGTCTAAATTAACATGACACTCTAACAAAGTGTAAACAGGTTCATTCTTACCTGTCTTTTTAGTTCCTTCTAGTTCACGTTCTTTTTTAGATAGCTCTCCATTAGAATCTGTTCCTGGAGGTCCTAACTCAACGTCACTATAGAAACCACTGACTTGTTGTTTCCTTAATTCGTTTTCTGAAATTTTCACGGTATGAATAACTGCTTCCGCATCATCTAATGAGGTAGCTGTGTACGGAACAATTAATTCATCCGCTGGTACAAACTTCGATACCACTCTTCCAAGTGGTACGTCGTAGTAAACTTTTTTAAATGTAGATCCAGCAAGTGGTAAATGAAATAACATAGAATCAAATTCTGATTCATATTCTTTCATTGTGTCCATGATTAAATAATTCATATAATCTTTAACACGTTGCGACTGTTGTTCAGTTTGTGGATTTTTAACTCCTATAACTTGTGTTCTAACTGGACCATCGCTTGGTAATAATTCTTTGTAAGCTTGTGCTTGAAACTGAGTTACAGCTTCAGCTAAAACTGGGTGAGTTGCACCGCTAGCTCCTTGAAACGGTTCAGTTCTATTTTCATATTTAAATCCTAATAGATCTAATCCAGTTGTGTAAGCACTTTCCCATTCTTTTCTAGAAGATTTATAATCCATGTAGTTTTGAACCATTTCGTTTCCTATTGGTTCAACAACATCTTCTGGTAAAATATCTGCTAAGTTATCAAAATGTGATTCTGTTCCAGGTACATTAATTGCACCAGGTTCATAATCGATTGTCGCTCCACCATCTTCTTCAGGTATAACTTCAACCGGTCCTTTTAATTCTTCTACGTTTTCATCCTGAACAGCAACTTCTTGCAATTCCTCTTCTGAAGGAATTTCAATTTTAGATCGTGTGTTCGGGAGTCCTTTATCTATATCTGCCATTTATTACTCCTATATCTTCTTAACATTATTATATACATAAGGCAACCCATGAGGTGTTGGCCCTGATTCTGGTGGAATGGTCTTTGTTAGGCTTGCTATGCCTCCTTTTGAAAAAAACTTATCATAATAACCTTGCATTTGCCCACCCGTCATAGTTGTACCCATAACAGGATGATAGTTTTGTTTTATAATATTCATATCAAGTGCACGTTGATCTTTTTCTTCTTGGCTCATTGCTGATAGTTTTGCAGCGTCTGATGTCGGATCAAATAGACCTCCTATAAAAGGAAGTTTTCTTAATCCTCTAACAAGAGGTCTTGTTGCACTAGTAGTCTCCATTAAATTTTGTGGTAAGAAACTTTGTATTGGATTCATAATAGTTGTCATAAAATCACTGCCCATGCTACCCATCTCTGGATACACTCTATTTTTTCTATCATCTACGGTTTTGTTGTATTCTTTACGAGCAAGGTATTCAACAGCACTGTTATAGTCTTCAAACAGTGAATTATAATTTTCAAGATTTGATAATTTACGTGCTTGTATTTCATATTGTTTTTCTAAATCAGAAATATTTTTTTCTTGTTGTTCAATATTAAAAGTTCCTCCTATCATGTCGCCAGTTTCTTCATTAAGAAATTTAGAATCTTCCAATGATCTTTTTCCTGCTGTTATTTTTTTTTCAAGATCTAGTATATCTTTTAATTCTTGAAACCCTGTAGTGTTAACACCTATTTCAGTAGCAGCGTTTGTAAGGTCTGTCATTTGTGCTCCTTCAGCATCTCCTGCTAGACCAAAAGTTGCATCTCTTTTCATAATTTCCATGGCTGTCTGATGTGGTACTCCTTTAGATATTTCATTAAAATAAGTAGCTCCTGCAAAAGCTGCTTCAATCGCTGCTCCTATTGGTCCACCTATTGCTGTGAATACTTTTCTAAATTGTTTAACACCTGGAATTCTTGCAATCTCTGCTGCCATTTCATTTAAATTTAATCCAGAATTTAAAATCACACCAGCTTGTTTTGCAACAGCTGGATTACTTTCTTTTAAAAGTTTTAGTGTCATATTTAATTGTCTTTTTGCACTTGGAGTAGACTGATCTATAAACTCATTTATAGTCATTGCACCTGGTGGCATTTGAACTGTATACTTTAATTTTTTGGAAGCAGCTTTTATATCTAGTCCTTGATTTTTTAATTCTTCAAGTCTTTTGGGAGAATAATATTTTTCGACTTCGTTAAGAGCTCTTATTCTTGGTAATTTTACTCCATACTCTTTTTCAAACCTAGAAGCTAACTTATTTATTTTTTTTGATTCTGTTGTAAAATTATTGGGATTATCTAATATATTTTGTCTAGCTACAGAAAAAGCTGCTTGAAAAGATGCCATTTGTTTTTGATTTAAATTACTATTCATAATATCTACAAATTGTGAAAACTCACCTACACCTGTTCTAGCTGTTCCAGTAACACCTGCTATTTCATTAATATCAAAACCTTTAATTTTATTTTTTTTTAAAATATACGAAGCTTTCTTTTTTAAAGATTCAAAAGTTCCTGTTTCATTTCCTAATTGATCATCAATAAGTTGTAGAGAAATATTATATAATTTAGATCTATAAGGATTACCAAAAGAAAACTTATTCATAGCTTCAAAAAGTTTATTTCCAGATTTACTATTACGTCTTATTGATTTTAATTCTTTAAAACCAAAGTCCATACCAGAATAATGTTGACTTAATCTAGCCGAAGCTGTTGCAGCTTCAGATGTGTTTAAACCTAGTTTTTCTATAATATCATCTGGTACTATTAAACCATTTCTAATAAAATCTTTTGATAGTTTATTATTGTGTAATAATAACATATTTTTAATTGTTTTAGATTTTAAAGCTTGAGATTTAGAATACTGTAAAAAATCTTTATCTATAATATCTCTTAAACCTCCTTGAAAAAATTCTTCATTGCTTAAACCATATTTTTTTCTTATCATCTTTCCGGTAACATCTTTACCCATAGCATATTTTAAAAATTTTGCTTTTAATTTAGGATCATTTAAAATTTTTTTAGATTTTTTAAATTTTAATTGTCCAGATTTTCCTTCTTTATGTTTTTGAATAGCAGCGTTTGCAGCATCCATGTCTTTAAAATATTTTGTTTGACGACTAATAATTTTTCCTTTTTTATCTTTTACTAATTTTAAATCTCTAACTGCAATCTTACCAGTGTTAGGTCCTTGTTTAACTAATTGTCCTTCCATAAAACCAATCCGTCCACCATCCGCTTTCATATTTCTTTTCAAGTATCTTGCTTTAAATTTTTCGTAGCTTGGTGCAGGGTAGCCTTCGAACTGTGCTTCTCTTGTTGCTGTATCAAATGCAGATTGAATTGCACCTTCGTTAGGTTCATTAACATTCGACTGTTTTACTGAAAGAGGTTTTAGATTTGTGGTGTCAACTCTAGGATTGGCTTTAGTAAATCTGTTGATTGCTTCTATGGTTGTAACATCATCTCTCTTAGCAGGAATAGGTATCTCACTAGTTCCTAGTTTTAATTTACGTTTAAGTAGTTGGTTCTTAGAAGTAAGACCCTTATATATTTGTGTCAGTTTAAAAGGGCTGGTCATTATTCCCCTAACATATAAGCTAGTCCACCGCTTGCATATTTGATTGATGGTGTTGTGTCATCTACTTCTTTTATAATTTCATCAACATTAATTCCATCTTCATAATTAGGATCGTTATATTCATCTTTGTAAATTCTAGAATTAGATTCAGTAACTTCTTCATACTCATCAGAAGTCCTAATTGGTTTACCATCTTTACCTTGAACAACTTCTCCTTTTCTAAGTTCCATAATCTCTACGTTAGTTGTCATATCTTTTTCTTTATATATTTTTTTAATAGTTGTATTTCCTGTAACCAAGTCTTCTTCTAATAAATATTCAGCATTACCATCTTTAGCATCCAATTTTTTAGCAATAGTTCTTTCGGAAGTAGCTGTAACATCATCACCCATCATTTTAATTTTTTCTGCAAGCTTAAAGAAATATGGAGGAGGTTGACCTGTTGATTCTTGCACAACTTTTTTTGCAACTTCTTTAGTTCCAGTTTTACCTAGTCCAGAAAATATTCCTGATTTTGCTGCACCTATTCCTAATGTGCCGGCTCCCATAGCTTTTAAAACTAATCTTCTTATTTTATCAATGCCACCAACTTTGTAACCAATACGTCCACCGTCTGCGTTTAACTTACGATCTTTAAGTAAGATAGGAGCAATTTTTTTCTCTATATCTTCTTTTTTTACTTCTGGAAATTTATATCCTTCTACATCAGTCATAGCTTTTTTTATTTCAGCCAGTTCTCTAGCTTTTTTATTTTTTTCTGTATTACCTACGATGTCTTTCATAAACTTTCTTTTAGATAAGAATTCTTTTACAGCATCTCCTGATTGTTTTATTTTAAATTTTTTTAGAAAGTTTAAAAAAGTTCCACCTTTTAAACCAATACGTCCACCGTCTGCTCTTTTTACACCAAAAAGACTTTCAGTATAGTTTGCTATTGTTTCATCTTTAAGTTCTGGATACTTTTGATAGAACTCATCATTTTCTAATTCTCTTATAAAATTTTCTAATCGTTCTTCTTTATTTTTTTCTTCTTGATTTTCAAGTACCTTTTTCATTCCTCTAGTTACCAAAGCTCCACCTGCTGCAATCGGCAATACTTCAAGAGGAAGGTCTCTAAACCTACCTGTCTCATTTGCATTTAAAGTTCTTTTTTTAACATCTTTTAAATAATCTTTGTAAACTTGTGCCGGACTTTTTTTATTCATGCCCTTACCTAAATTTTTTATAAAATTTATAAAACCTGCGCCTTTCAAACCAACACGTCCACCTGTAGCAAAATCTTCTGGATCAATTATTTTCATAATATAATCAGGATCAGCGTCTGCTTTAGCTTGTTCTCTTTTTACAGCATCTTCATATTGTTTTTCTCTTATAGACTCGAGACCTTTTTTATTATCAGCTTCAAGACGTGCTTTGATTGCTGCATCTGATTCATCGACAGTATCAAAATAACCTTTACCAAATTTTTGATCTACAAGATCTTGCACAATATCTTCTTTGCTTTTTGTATAATTTTTAAGTTCATCAAATGGTTTTACTTCTTTACCACCCATGATCTTAGAATCTTCAGGAATTTTGTTACCTTCCATATCCATCACATCTGCTTTTTTAACAGACGTTACACCAGTGTTAACATTTACTTTAGGCGTATCTATTTGTTTAATTACATTTTCAACTTGTCCCACAGTTTTCATATCTTGTGGATTGATACCATTACGCATCAGTCGTTCAGCTGTCATCTGCGTATTAAGTTCTATGATTTCTCTTTTAGGTAAAGTTCTAACGACTCCGGATTGATCCTTCATCATTGTTTTAATAACCCATTGTCTAATAGCTGTAAGCATTAATAATAATTCCTTTTCGTTTTCTCG